GCGAGATAATGATTTTTAAAAGTAGATGCAGACTTTGTGGGCATAGATATAATAACCATTTCTTTGGAGGTGTTTGTACAACTAATGGCTATGATAGATATATTCCATCTGATAATCTAGAATATTTAGAATGGTGTTTGGGGAATAAGGAGAAGGCAAATGAAAAAAATAACTGAGCCACAGAATGCTTGGGAGTATGCTGATTGGTTATATGGATCAGGTAGACTTACAGTTGAGGAGTATAATAAGCTTCAGGATTTATTGTTTCAATTAGAAGATGAAACAATGAATGAAATGTATCAGGCTTTTTAATGAGATTGTTTGTAGATGACTACAGGCCAGCTCCAGATGGTTGGCATTTAGTTAAAACTATAACAGAAGCTGTTAGGATTCTCTCAGGTCCTATCTATGCTGAGGTTATTAGTTTGGACCATGATATTATTTATCGAGAAGGTAAGCATTCTTTCTCTGAAGAAACCTTCGCTTCTGTAGCAAGATATATTGCTATCATGCCCAAGGAAAGACTTCCAAAGGTCGTATATATTCATACGGCTTCTCCAAGAGGAGCTAATGATATAGAGGATATTTTAAATGAAATTGTTCCTACAATTAGAGTTGGGGATAGTGTCAATTTTAATATGAATGCTCCGTCTACTTATAAAGAAGATTTAATTAGAGAAGAGAAAATTAGAAATGGTGAATTGTAATCATATAGCATATCAAAGACAATTTGATTTGGAACATTTTGTATTTGTAGTAGCAAGATGCCAGAGATGTGGAGAATTGCTACAGAGTAAAGCTTTTGTGAAAGAGGAGAAGAAAGATGCAATTCAAAATTAGACGTACTTCTGAATGGAAAGTTTAAGTCAGCCCTGCAAAGAAGCATATCAAATAGATGGATTTGTTACCGATGAGCGTACTGTAAAAGACCCTTCCAAACTGCAATGTGATGATAAAGATACTTGGTACACTAAAGGACTTAATCATCGTGTAATTAAAGGACATATCTTCAGAGATTTTCCAGCTAAACTTTGGGTTGTAGATATTGATAGTTTAGAGGATTTAAATAAGTTTTCACATAAGTATGGATCTCTTATATTTGATGAAGAGAATATAGAGATTTATGATGACTATAGGGAATAGGAGAATGTATGAGAAAATTAATTCTGTTTAGTTTGCTAGGCTTTATAGGTTGTGCTAAAAATGTCAGCAGAGATCATCAAATAATATGTTTTAGTCCTACAAATCATAATATTATGACTGTTAATACTATGACACAGGGAAATGTGGTAGCTACAGTTGTTCTAGGCCATTCTGTTTTAGCTTATAAAGATGAGAGTGGGGTTGTGAGAGTTATCCTCCTTACGAAGAATGATTGTGAGGTATATTAATATGATTTGCTGGCTATTTGGCCATAAGAAAGTTGATACTTCAGAAAGAGCTACAATTATAGTTTCCGATAGTTTAAATGCACCTCTCTACAAAGTGCTGCTTTGTGGACGATGCAAGAGTATGTTTTGGGAGGCATGTTAATGAAGATTGAGGTCTATTCGGACGGTAGTGGCATGACTAAGGCAACTCCTGGAGGCTATGGGTTCGTGGTGTGTAGAGATGGCATAAAAGTATATGAAGGATCAGGGCATCTTGAATTTGCCACAAACAACGATTGTGAATTGGCTGGAGCTATTGAAGGACTTGATTCTCTAAATAAATATTTTATTTCTAATGATATAGGGTTACTTGAAGAAGTCACCTTGGTATCTGATTCCCAGATTATTCTTAATTGGGCAAGCGGTAGGAATGCTTTTAAACAAGAAGAGAAGATGGATAAATACATTAAACTGTTGAGATTGATGGGTCAATTTAATGCTAAGACGAGATGGGTTCATGGACATAATGGTGATGTTAATAATGAGCGTTGTGACAAATTAGCTAATGCAGCTAGGCTAAAAGAGGTGCTATCGTGAAGAGAGTGCTTAACAGTGGTTCTATTAGTCTTCCACATATTCAAGGATCTGAAAAGGAAATACTACAAAACTGTTCTGCAGCCTGTGGAACAAATGACCTAGATGTATTAATGCCTTACATATCTCAAATAGACGCATTAAAGCACTTTAAATTCACCTTTGAGATTAAGGCTCCTTTGTTTGTATTCAATGCTTTCCAAGATGCCAGCCTAGGGGCTTTAAAGCGGGTAGAAGGTACCAATAATGAGATTATCTATGTACCTAGTCAGTTCTATAAGCAGGACGGTTTAACGTACAATCTTATGGACGCTAAGGCATGTAACGACTATAATACTAAGCTTAATAACTTCTACCATTGGTCACTACAATTTTATAATAAGCTGCTTGAAAGTGGTTTATGTGAGAGTCAGGCGAAAATGGTGCTGCCCCAAGGAATGTTCTCTACGTTTGTATTTGAGGTGAATGCAAAGGATTTGATATCATTTATAGAGCAGAATATTGGTAAGAGTCCAGAGATGAATGGTTATGCTAGTACTTTAGTCCTATATATGGAAGATCATTTGCCCCAGGTTACACGATGGCTTAAGGCTAATAAATGGAAAGATTTGATTTAATTCATTTAAATTCGCTCTGTATATGTGGTCATGGTTTTTTAGATCATTCACGCTTGCATTATAATAGTGGACTTGAATGTAGAGTTGGGTATGGAGATGGAACTTATTTTAGAGATGATTGTATGAATTTTAAATTGGATAATTTAAAATATCTTGAAATGCTTTCTAAAGAAAAAGAAGTTGCAGATTTATAATAATTATGGTATATTGTATATGTGGGCATAGGCGTTCTGAGCATCATGACAAAATATGTGTATGTGGAAGTACTTTTTGTTCCATGTATGGATTTCCCAATATTCCAGATTGCCGTTGCCCAATATTTAAAAGAGATAATTTAAAATATTTAGAAGAGAAGTATGAATAGAAATATGATAAGCTATAGTTGCAGGGAATGTGGACATATGGGTAGTAAGCATGTGTACATGGATTCAATAATGGATAAGTGGTCACACATAATGGTTTGTGGAGATTGCAATCCTATTTTAGAGCACCCACATGAGTTTGTTCTAGACAATTTAAAATATTTAGAGGAATGCTATGCCAGAAGTAAAATGTAAGTGTGGTCATAGTACTGCTTATCATATTAATTCAAAATTAACTTGTTTGCATGATAGTCATATGAATATATGGTTAAAGGCTGGAGAAACATTTTGTGATTTCTATAGACCTGATAATTTAAAATATTTAGAAGAGTGTTATGAAGCTAACCAGAAATTATCATTGTCGTAATTGTAGTTGTTGGCATCAACCAAGAAATTGTCATGCATGGATTTTTAATATACCACCTGATGTTTGGTGTTATTGGTGTAATGGTTCTTGTAATAAATATGAACCAATTGGTAATTTAGAATATTTGGAATGGAAATTAGAGCAAAAGAATTTTATCTATGAACGATTTAAAGGTATAAAGGGATATGAAAAAACTTTGTAAGTATTGTAAAGTAGAAATTGAACGTGATAGTTCATATACTGCTTGGGCTTCTAAAAAAATTTAATCTGAAGGATTTTATTATATATGTCCTCGTGATAAAAGTGGTATGCATTATGCTCATATTCCTATGAACAATCTTGAATATTTAGAATATAAACTTGAGCAGAAGGAATCTCAAAGTGCTTAAATTAATTGGAATACTTTGTGCAACAGTAGCTTTGTGTTTTGAATTTGGCAGTTATTATCGTCAAATAAAAAAGACTCTTAAGCAAAAGCATTCTAATCAGGTGTCGTCTTCATCCTATCTATTTAAGATAGCAAAGATATTATTTAATTTAATTAATTTAGCAATTTTTAGCAATTTTGTAGGCTGCTTTATGGAAGGGATGGCATTGATTATTTGTATTATTGCTCTCTCAATAATTGCACACTTTAAACCAAAAAATTGGCATTTGTTTAGCTTTGGAAAATAATGAGTTGGAATAATATAATCTCTTGGGATCTTTTAAAACCACAGTGTAAGATTTGTGGCCATGCTTGTAGGCATCATAGAGAAGATGTGGGATGTTTGGGAGTATTTGATGAAGAAGAAGATCCTAAATCATTTTGGAAAGGCACATGTAAATCTGATTGTAAAAAGTATTGTGAAACAAATTTAGATTATCTTGAATATAAGTATGAACAAAAGCATGGAAAGTAGTCTTCCTTGTGTCTGTGGTCATTATAAGAATATTCATATAATGCATGAAGATACACGATGTATACAAGCTATACAGATGCAGTGTCATGGAACTTATTATGTCTATTGTCCTTGTATGAAGTTCAAGTTGAATAATTTAAAGTACCTAGAACAATGTTATGAATCAAATAGACAATAATAGCTTTAAGACCAATGTAATTGGCATCGATCCTATAACTAAAGGTACATTTATAATTGAACATGCTTATATGATTTGGGGTGAATGGGCAGATGAAAATGGAGATTGTGCTTTCCAAGAAAGCCACTATCAAGGTAAAATAGTAATTACATCTGAGAATGATAATCCATTATATAAGATAGCTAAAGAGCAGCCACTACGATTACAGGGATTGATAGCCTCAGTACAATTTGTAGGAGAGAAGAGATTTATTAAGATAAGAACTATTGTAAACTATATTATAAGAATGAATATGAATTGTGAAGATGATGGAGTAGAACTTAATCCAGTTACATTTGAAATATTGGATAATTTAAATTATCTTGAAGCAATAGATATTTATCGGGAAGATAATCTTTTATGAATATTTTACGAGATAATTATGTACCTGCTCCAGGTATGCTTCTTTTATTTGGTGCAAAAGATATGAATAATTTACCTAAATTTTGGATTCACTATGAGTACTGTTGCTCTAAAGAAAATGAATTAAAAGAATTTCATTATATTAAAAAAATATCTAATCTTGAATATTTAGAAAATGAATACCAAAAGACCTTGTGAATGTGGCTGCAGCTTTGAGAATCATGCACCGATAGGATCACCTAATGATGGTTATGATTATGTATCAACTACTCTCTATTGTAAAGAATGTGCTCAGCATCCTGAAACGTGGTGCTATAATTTTAGACCAATTGGAAATCTTGAGTACTTGGAGTGGTTAAGTAGATGAGTTGTTTTTTCTTTATTTGGGATAAGTGTAGAGTATGTGGGCATAAGATAGTGCTTCATAGTGAATATGCAAGAGTTTATGATTTAAATTGTGTTAAATTTATTGCTAGTAAACCCTGTTGGGATAGAGATACAATGTTTCAACCATGTAATTGTTCCAGATTTAAACCAGAAGACAATTTAAAGTATTTAGAAATGAAGTCGATGGGAGAGATATGATTTGTAAATGTGGGCATAAACAAGAAGATCATGATATAAATAGAAAAACTAGGAATACAACGGGCATGTGTTGTATTGCTGCCAAACCCCCATGTGGAAAATATGCTGACAATTGTATGAAATTTATTCCCGATAATCTCAGATATTTAGAAATGAAAGCAACAGGTGAAATATGAGTGATTTCCCTTGTATTTGTGGACATGCTTTCGGGGAACATGCAGTAGCCACTGGTATTTGCTTAGATAGTGTATTATGGGATCAGACACGTACATGTCCTTGCAATCAATACATACCTGATAACTTGAGATATTTGGAATCAAAGATATGAGCATCTTATCAGTACGATTATTTACAGACAAAGTGCTGCATCAATCCACTGATCTGGTTACTAATTTTAATAGTGAAGATCTTTTTAAATTATCACAAGACATGATTGAGACGATGTTCCAATACAAAGGAATCGGACTTGCAGCTCCACAAGTGGGAGTAGATAAGAATCTTGCTGTTCTTTGGCTAAAAGAGAAAACAGAAATTTTAGTGGTAGCAAATATAGGAAAGATATGTTATAATAAAGAGTGGTCAGAAGAATTAGAAGGCTGCTTATCAGCCCCGAATATTTCTGTTAAAATAAAAAGACCTACTTGGGTTGAATTTGAATATCAGAAATTGAATGGTGAGAAAGATAAAATGAGATTGGAAGGATTTGATTCACGCATATTTTTTCATGAGTACTCACACCTTCAGGGGCAAATGATAACGGATAGTATTGGAAAATTATGAAGAAAACTAAAACTTATTTGCAATTGATGAAAGGCTATTTAGGAAAAAGGGCATGGAAGAAACTTACTCCTGAAATGAGAAAGGAATTAAGAGACTTGGCTAGATTACAACAAAAAACGAGTAAATATTTTAGAAAATTTCCTAAAGAAGAATATGTTAATATGAATGCTGAAATTGAGTATTTAAAATCAATAGGTCAACATTAATGAGACGAGATTTAGAAAAATATTTAGTTAAGAAATTTCCACTATGTTTTGGAGATTATGGTAAAGATCCAAAACAATCCTGCATGTATTTTGGAATAGAATTTGGAACGGGATGGTATAAGATTTTAAAGAATGCCTGTGAGAAAGCAGAACCATTGATACAAAAATGGATCGATGAGCATAAGAATGAGAAAGATTTTAATATGGATTGGTGTCCTAAGTTTGCTCAATTAAAAGAAAAGTATGGATGCTACGATGAAAAGACTGAAGTGTTAACTGAGAATGGTTGGAAGTTCTTCAAAGATATCACAATAAATGATAAGATAGCTACACTTGAGGATAGACAGTTTCTTAAATATTATAATCCAACAGATGTTATTTCCTATACTTATACAGGGAAAATGTATTACTTGAAAACTCGTGGTGTTAATCTTTTAGTTACTCCAAATCATAATCTGTATGTAGCTAAGGGAAGTTATTATAATGGGTGGTATAAACCTCCTAAACGTGTGGATAGAGAATTTGAATTAGTTACACCAGAGAAGTATTTTGGAAAAAATAAAAGATTCAAAAAAAATGTTGAATGGAATGGGATAAAATCAGAATATTTTGAATTGCCAGAATTTACACATTTTCGCCAGTTGGGATGGAAAAATTCTTCCTCTAAGGATGTTATAAGAAAATATGTTAGACCATTAGTAAATATTGGGATGGAAGCTTGGCTTGAATTTTTGGGTTTCTATGTAGCCGAAGGATGCTCTTCAATAAAAACTGCTTCTGTATCTATAGCTTTTAATAATACTGATGGTGGAAGAGAGAGGCAATATTTAGAAAAATTAATAAATAATATTGGTTATAATTTTAAAACCAGTCAATCAACTTTAAGAATTTATGATATCCAGTTATCTAAATGGCTAGTAGAAAATTGTGGGCATCTCGCTGAAAATAAAAAAGTACCTCAGTTTATTAAACAACTATCTCCATCCTTAATACGATATTTTTTAATTGGGTTGTATAATGGGGATGGGCATAAAACTAAAACAGCCAATATTCTCAGTACCGTATCTAAGCAATTATCAGATGATGTTCAGGAGCTTATTTTTAAGACAGGAGATTCTTCATTTTGTTTTATAAGAAAGCCTCGTAAACAAAAAGCATTATTTGATGGACGAATTATTCAAGGGAAGTTTGATAGTTATGAAATTAATTGGTTAATGAAAAGTGCAGATCATAATACACAGAATAAAGGATTATCTAAACGAGCAAGTGAGGCATGGGTTGATTATTCAGGAAATGTTTATTGTGTAACAGTACCTAATCATGTTATATATGTGAGACGAGAAGGAATCCCCGTTTGGTGTGGGAATAGCATGAGATTATACTTCACGACTTATCCAGATGGATTTGATGAAATTGAAAGAGAAGCTGAAAAGAAATCTGAAACAACATGTGAAAAATGTGGTAAAGAAGGAAAGATTAGAGGACGAGGATGGTACTATACAGCTTGCTACAAACATAGTAAACCAGAAGATCGTGAGAATTTAGAAATAGTTGAAGATGCTTATGAGAAAAAGGAGAAGAATAATGGGTAAATTTGAGCAGGAGGCTAGTAAGAAGGTATTAGCAGGGGAACAGATTGTGCTCCATACAACAAGAAGTTTAAAAGCTTTTTTGTTATTTCCTTGGTATGCTTTTAAGAATTGGCAACATCGTAAATTCATCCGTAAATTCCATATGCATCACATTAATTTTGTTAATGATAAGCTAAAAGAAGACCCAAATTATGGGGATTGGAATGTACGAGCTTGGGATGCACGAGATAAAACAAAAGATATTTAAATGAATACTTTTTATGAATTCAAATGCTCCCTGTGCAATAGAAGTGTTTGGCATAAAGGGGCATCTCTTCATTGCTCTGTTGATGGTACTCTTATGATAAAGCAGATTAATGGTGATACCCTTGTTCAAAGCGATTCTAAAGATATAACTGGCTGTTGTGGAGTACCTTTAGAAGAGATGAAAGAATGTTCATTGGATTCTAAAGAAAATTTGAATTTGCATCTAAATTCAGAAAATAACTAAAATAAAGGAGAAATACCATGGCTAGGCGAACGATTGATCCAGCAGTTAAGGCAGCGGCATTGGCAGAGGCACAGGTAGAAGGAGCTAATTTGATCGAAGTGGCTAAGAAAGCAGGTGTGTCCCTTCCTTCAATTTACAACTGGCTCAAGGCAGCGAAGGTAGTTGAAGCAACACCAGAAGCTCCATTAGCGTAATTGAGTAGAAGTCCCTTTGCTTATTGTGGAAAGGGGAAGGAGAGTTATAGATGAATAAAGCTGTAATGGTTGTATCTAATACAAAAAGTGGATTAGCTGCATTAAAATATCTTGCTAATGAAATTGTCCAACATCGTATTTTAGTTCAACTAGTTAGTAAGAAAGAGTTTGATACTATCGTTAAAGGAGATTTAAATGCGTGATGAGACTGTATATGGAATTGCAAAACAATTAAAAGATGAAATTAATCAAATAGTTAAGTTTATTCAGAATCTGCAGCAAGCTGTTAGGTTGGATTCGACGGGCAAGGAATTACGTCTTTTAGCTATGCAGCAGCTTCTAATTAAGAAAGGTATTTTTACTGAAGCAGAGATGACGGAACAGACTGGTGAAGTAATTAAGGAGATGCAAGCTCAAGCTGAAGAAGAAGCAAAGAAGGCTAATGCGCCAGAGATTGTGCCAGCGACTCCTGAGCAAGTTGCAAAGGTTGAAGCTACAAAGACAGAAGCAGCAGCACCAGTAGTTCCACCACAAGCTTAAAAGGAGAGTGTATGGTAAAGAAGAATAAAAAATTAGATTACTGGGATAGTAAAACAGAAAACTCCATTAAATATGGGTGGAAAGTACTTCGTTGGTTACGATCCTTTGACTATCCCAATCCTCCAGAAGAAGCAGCTATAAAAGCTTTATATGATTTGCTTGTGGATTCTGAGAGAATATATAGAGAATCAAAGAAGTCTAAATGAACTGGTTAATGCTTGTTGGTTTAGTATTGTTAACAATTGGTATTGCAAAAAAGCTTGGATTAATTCTTGGTGGATCTATTTTAATAGGACTTGCAATTTTAATTGAATTGATGTAAACTGTAAAAGGAGATAGATATGGAAGAAATTAGACGAGATCCTACAAATCCTAATTTTGTGCCAGATAGCAAAGGTGCAGGACAGGATGTAGGTAAGATGTTGCAAGCTGTTGCATTAGCACAGCAATTAGGTAAGAGTGTGGAAGAGGTTCTTGCTTTCATGGGAGCACCTTCAACAGTTCCAATTCCACCAGCAATTACTAGTGTTCCTCAACCTATCCCAGAACTTCCTCCAGCATTGAAAGGTGCTAAGGTATTTTTGCCAGTAGATGAGGCTGCAGGAGTGGAAGTTCCAGAAGAAAATAAAGTAAAAGCTAAGGAAACACCTAAAGCCAAAGTAGTTGCAGATGAATCTGGATTCGTTGTCACAGAAGTAGTGGATGCTGAACAGGCAACAGAGAAAGAATTGGATGAACTATTTCCAGATGAAGAAGAAAATAATTGGGATGGAAAGATCCGTGAGGGGTCCAAAGTACGAGTAACCTACAGTGTTCCAGGATCAAAGATTAAATGGCAAGGAAAGATTGGTAAGGTTATTCGCATTATTGGTAATGAACAAGCAAAGGTATATGAAGTGGAGTTTAAAGGTCAGAAAATCCCAAAGGTTCGTTTAAATAAAAAGACTGGTAAGCTGGAACGTGGATATATCAATAAGAAGCTTGTAACAACTTTTGATGTAGAGGACATTGAGTTATATAGCTGATGTTTTGCGATAGATGTTTTAAATTAGTAAAAGATCACGAAACAAAATACAATGTATTTTGGTGTAATTCTTTTATGGTCCATATAGCTTCTAATCTAGAATATTTAGAATGGTGTGTAGAAAAGAATGCTTATGAAAAGTAATTGTAGAAATTGTTTTGATCCTCCTCACATGGGAGGTTGTACAATCGCAACGATTGGCTATGATTCTGAAGGAATAGCTAACGAAGAAAGTTGCTGCCCATGTAATGAATATATTCCTTTAGACAATCTTGAATATTTAGAATGGATGGATGAGAAAAGGAGTAACTAATGAATTGGATAATGAATATAACATTTAGAGACGGAACACAAGAGACACATACTATCTATGATTGGAGAGTATTTGGATCTATTTTATGCATTTCTGTAACTCCGTGGGATGCTAAAATTTCAAGAACTAAAAATTTTCCAACGGATTTAATAAAAGAATATACAACGGAATATGTATCAGAGGTGAAATAATAATATGAAAAGAATCCATCGTTACAACTTATTGTCATTATTTGGTGACTTAAAATCTAAGCCATACATAATTGCACTGCAGCTTGCTACTCTTCACTTTGCCAATCGATTGAACAGGGCTTCATTATGGGGTAGTGAGAGACTTGCCAGAAATGTTTATATGAGTGAAGAGATTGAGAAGATGTTTAAGCAGCTATTAGCAGATGAATTAATTAAGCAGGTAGAGACAGAAGCTATTAAACATACAAAGACAAAAAATACTTATCTTATTTCTTTAAGAGAATATGATCTGCAAATTACTGAGCGTGGGGAAGATTGTTTGCGTATGGAACAAATAGCCAGAGATGGATCGTATGATTACTATAAGAAGTTTGATGGTACATTAGATAGTGCAAAGAAGATTAATCCTAATTTATTTAAATAATGGTTATAGATCAAAATCCTATTTGTACTTGTGGTCATAATTTAAATCATCATTGTTTTGATATTGGATCTTTTGATTGGTGTGAAAAATGTTCTGATATTGAAGCTAATCATAATTTTAAGATAGATAATCTCAAAATATTTAGAAGAATGCTATGAGAAATGGTTGGCTTTGTAAGTGTAAGCATACCAAAGAGGATCATATCATTAGAGGTATGGAAGAAGATGGTACTATGTCGGAAGCAGTACTAAGCTGTAGGCATGATCAGGCTTATTTTAAAGGCATGTGTTTATGTTGGCATTATAGGCCAGTATCTAATTTAGAATATTTGGAGAATAAAAGTGTTAAAGTCTAATCCTAATCCTAATGCAAGTCAAATAAATTGGCATAAATGGCATGAGATACAAATTCCATCTGCTCCTGACACAGGACCCTGTAGATATTGTAAGCATTCTCAATGGGAGCATAGACCCGATGAAAAAGGTAATAAAGCTTGCCGTGATGGTATGTACGATCTTAAATGTAAACCGTGTGCAGTAGAACTTATAGTTCCTAATAACTATAAGATTAATGTATGTCCTTGTATGGAATATGCTCCTGGAGAGAATTTAGCTTATTTGGAATGGAAAAGTAAAAGGGGTTTCTAATGTATAAAATTATTTCTTTGTTATTTATTTCTACTTTTGTCTTTGCTCAGCCAAAGAGTATACATTGGAGCAGCCAAGGTAATTATCTTGTGGATCAGGATGGCAATAAAACCCACATTGAAGGTCATCCATGGATGGTTTGTCACCAGGGACTTGGTGATATTGAAGGACAATTTCAGAAAGAAAAAGGTGCAACAATTTGGCTGATTAATGCATCGAGATATATTGAAATTGATAAGCCTGTTTGTGATTTAAAATGAGTCAACCTAGAGATAGGGAAGGACGAAAAATAGAATATGACACACTTTGTACTTGCAGTCATATTGCTGCAGAGCATTGGGTTAGTGATCGAAAAGGCAATTTATTTTTAAGTAATTGTAGAGAATGTAAAGTTGATTTTAAATATTTAGAAGGATGGTTTAGATGTGAAAATTTTCAAAGGGATAATTTGGCTTATTTAGAAAATGAATTAAAGAAGAAGGAGAAACAGAATTGAATACAAATACGGGCAGATGCCAACTTTGTAATGGCCAAACAATTGAAATAGATGAACATACATATCGTTGTGTCGAATGTAATTATTTAAATATCCGTGGATAAAGATTACCCTTGTACTGGTTGTGAGCATTTAGATAGTGAACATTATGATCCATTCAATAAGTATGGTAAAATACCCAGATGGTGTGAGAAATGTTTTTATGTTCATAGAAATGACATGAGATGGCAGCATGTATTTAAAGCGGATAATCTTAAATATTTAGAGAATAAATTAAATGAAATTCCAAAGTAAGTGTAAATGTGGTTGGCCATTTCTTCCTGATAATAGACATGTAGATCCTGATGATGGATCTGTTAAAGATTGTAAACCTGGCGACAATTTAGAACTATTGGAGTGGAAACTTGAACAAAAAGAACAATCGAATAAACGACCCAAGAAAGTACTGTAGAAATTGTAATCATGCATATTGGCTGCATAGTACAACTTGGTATTGGTCATGTGGTAGAAAACCACGAGATAATTTTGATAAAATTTGTCCTTGTATGGAATATGTTCCTTCAGACAATTTAGAGTATTTAGAATACTGTGAAGCAAAAAGGAATTCTAATGAAAAATAATAAAGATGATAATGAGAATAAAGAAACACCATTTTCTCCGTTTGATGAGTTTGCATTTGAGAGTTTTCAAGCATTGCTTAAGGATCGTACTATACTTTTTACTGGAGAAGTAAAAGATAATATTATTGAACGTATTGTATTACCTCTTACTACTCTTTCACAAAAAAGCATTAAGCCAATTAAGATTCTTATCAATTCACCAGGAGGACAAGTTACTGAGGGGCAAGCAGTAGTGGATGCAATCATTTCATCTAGATGTCAGATTATAACTGTTGCTATGGGGCAAGCACTTTCGGCCAGTTTTGATATTTGGCTGGCTGGTGACTACAGAGTTGTATATCCAAATACTCAATTAATGATGCATTCGGGTAGTACCTTATTAGATCGAAGGACCTTACCAGCAGTAAATGTAGAAGCGGATTTGCATCGTCAATTGTTTGAGAGATGGGCAACGTGGTATGCCAGTAGAACAAAAATAGTTAAGAAGGATTGGCTAGATATGCTAAATAATGGTTTGGATAAATATTTCTTCCCAGAGGATGCTGTTAAGTTTGGTCTTGCTCATGAAATAATTCAACCTATTAAAAAGAGTACAAAAAATATAACTAAATATAAATTTTAATGCTAATAGATTATTTAGTTGAAGATTTTGCAAATCTTGAACCCCATGATTTTTTACCAAAGGATTATAATATTTGGTATGTTGGAACAACTAATTCTATAGAAAAAGCTCTTTATAATCTATTAGCTAATTTGAAACAGTATGGACATATTATAGTTGGTGAAATGGAAATAGCTGATTATGTTTATGGAGAAGAACTAATTTACGTTATTTTATATAGATCTCTTCCAAATTTGGAATATTTAGAATACAAGTATCAAGAGAAAGAAGATAACAATGCATAGACTTTGTAAGTGTGGACACAGGAAATATAAGCATAATCCTTACCCGTTAGATTGGCCCTATTGTAAGGGAGCAAATGAGCCAAAATTTTCTTGGAAAGCTTGTTTATGTTGTTGGTATGTTCCCATGAGTAATTTAGAGTATTTAGAAAGTCTAGTAAATAATAATATTTTAGACAATAAAGTATAATAAAATGAGGTATATATAGAGGTTCTATATTTTAATTTCTAATTATGATAAATAAGCTAGATAGAGTGATCAATAGATATGGTAAAGAGTTTATGTGTTGGGGGGATGAAACTTGTATTTGTTTTCATTCCGAAGAAGCTCATGAAAATACTAAAATGTGCCTTGGTATAGCAGGACCTAATTTAGATATTGATTGCAGATGTACAGAGTATCATCCTAAAGACAATTTAGTATTTTTAGAGTATAAAGCAAAGGAGAAAAATCGAAGTGGACGATCAAGAAAGAATAAAAATAGATAGATCAAAGATTAAGATCCGAAAAGACTGGGGAGAAAAAGATCCTTCTACGAAAGTTGAACGTGTAAAGACTGACTATAAGAGGTCAGATAACAAAAAATTTATTGAAGAAGCTCTAGAAGAAGCAGAGCAGGATGATCTAGATATTTATGAATAGACCTTGTAAAACTTGTGGTCATGTTAATGAGCATGATACTGGATTTGGAGCTTCTACTTGCAGATTAGCTAAATGTGAATGTCCTTGGTATGAACCACAAGATAATTTAGAATATCTTGAATGGTTGGATAAGCAATATGAAAAAGCAGCTAAATAAAGATTTTATTTGTATATGTGGGCATAAGCGACAGGATCATTATTTGAAAGAAAAAGCTTGCTGGTTCTGTGCAATTTCAGGACCCTGGTGTGATAAATTTGTTGGAGATAATTTAAAATATTTAGAAAGCAAAATTTAGTTAATTAATCTAAGGAGATTTACAATGAGTGATATGAAATGGATGGATAATTTACTTGGTGGAAAAGTTGAGAAAGAAGCTACTCTTGTCCAGCAAGGGGAAAATAAAGAAGCTCATGAAAATTTAAAGATTGAGAATAGCAATTGGGTCAAAGAAGCTATGGCTTTAGATCCTGTTAAGGTTGAGGCCGAATATCAAGCTAAGCTTGCTGAAGAAGCAAAGTTACTTGGTAAGACGGCTGCTCAAGATTTTAAAACTCCTGAACAAGTTATTGAATCTGATTATGGGAGACAGGTTAAAGCCTACTCTGATTCTAATCTTATGGAACTATTGGCTCTTGCTCGTGCCCATAAGGACAATGTGACAGCAGAGCAGTTTGCTGAATATAAAGAAACTGCAAAAAAGAATGTAGAATCAGGAAGAGCTAAGTGTGAGGAAGAACTCCTTAAGTTAACAGCTGATCACACACTCTTAGATTGGAAAGCTGCCTTTAAGAAATTCTCTGAAGAGGCTAAAGTGGAACAACCTAAAGAGAAAGATCTTTTTCCAAAGGTTGAAGATAAAGATGTAAAATTTGATAAGCCTTCTGAGAATAAATTCAAGATGCCTACCAAGGAAGAAATGGTTCCAGCAGGTAATGGCCGTGAAGCTGATGAACGCAAAGAAGTAACGAAAGAAGCAGTTCCAGTTATTAAAGAAGCTTCTAAAGTTGAAGCTGCTGAAGTTTGTCCTCTTTGCAAAGGTCAAGCTCAAAAAGAAGAGTGGGTCTATTGTCCAAAGTGTAAGCCAATGCCTGAACAGGAAAAGAAAGCCGACGAAGCTATTCAGCCTATTAAACGAGATGAACTTTATGATCAGGCTGGTTGTGAATGTTGCCCAGTATGTGGTGGTGAAGGAAAGGATCTAAAGAATAATGAAATGGATCATCTTTCATGCATGGCTTGCGGTATTAGTTATGCTCCAAAGGAAATTCAATCTTGTGCATCTAAAGCTGATGTTTTAAAAATTATGAAAACAGCAGAAGTAGCCAGCCCATGGCAAGTGATTACTGATCCTGAAACAGGGAAGGAAGTAATTGCTAGAGTGACACCTGATCTAACAAAAGAATCAGAAGAAGATAAAGATAAAGATTTACAGAAGTAAAAGATAAGCGTTGCAGGAAATTGTTTTATGGAGGATTCCTCAATGTGTTATCAGGACAAAAATAATAATCCAATAAAAGTTGGAGATAACGTTGAACGTGGAAACAGCAAATTTATTATAAAGGTCATTGAAGAATATGATATGGCTACTGTTGCAATAGTAGAGAATATAAAAACTGGTAAAGTAGAAACATTGCTACTTAGAGATGTGAAGAAGATATGAGTGAAATGTTTGATTGTGAAGGAAAGAAGGTTTATGAAGGAGAACTAATACTTTTAATTGGACGGCCTGATATCTTTCCACAAGAATATTGGGCCGTCTTTGATTGTATCCAGTACGGAGTTTACACCCAATTTATTTTGAAGAATTGCACCACTAGAGAAATAAAAATAGTGGAGCAAAAGAATGTTAAACGCTCTTATTAGAGGACAATACAATGATTGATAAACTAGCGGGTTATAAAACACAGATTCGAGTTTTGGAACGCAAGCTTAAAGAGCTTGACCACACAAAACTTAATCCTTCTAAAGTGAAGGAGATGACTGAAGCTATTAAAAATTTAAAAGATCTTGTTCAAGAAAAAGAACAAAAGCGTGAAGAACGCAGAAGGGCTAAAGAGGAGAAAGCTAAAGAAATTGAAGCTACTCCAAAAGTAGAAGATGGCAATGTGGTTATGCCCAAGAAAGAATTTGTGGATGAGCATGAGAAGCTTGTGAAAGAGCTTGAGCCAATGGTAGAAGAACATAAAGAACAAGGTGCTGAGCTTAAAGAAGTTAAAGAGGCTGCACCAGCTATTTCTCCTAAGTGTGCAATTTGTGGAGTAACCTTTAAATCTCAGTCAGAGTACCAGCAGCATAAAGAAGATGCCCATGGGCATAGGGATTACCAGCCGATGGACCCAGCACAGAAGAAAGAAGTTGTTAAGAATGTTGAGCATAAACTTGGTCCAGCCATTATTGGTAGCGAAGAGCCTACAGCAGAACTGTATAAATATAGTGTTGATGATAAAGTAGAGCCAGTTAGGGGGGAGAAATCAGTTGGTCGAGTAATGCGACATGATCAGGTTGTAAGACATAAAGAAACTGGTAAGAAAGGTATTGTTATATCTCATGAATAAAATTGGTGTTTATAAAATTACTAATATTAGAAATAATAAGGTATATATTGGTTCCTCAAATAATATTTTATTTAGATGGGAACAGCATAAGATTTTGTTACGTGCTAATAGGCATTATAATCCGCGTCTTCAAAAAGCTTGGGATACTTATGGAGAAAGATCTTTTCAATTTAAAATTATCAAAAGAACCACACTTAAAAAGTTATTAAAAGTAGAGCAATATTATATTGATAAATTTGAAAGTTATAAACCAAAGAATGGGTATAATATTAGTCGTATAGCAGGTCGTGCATCTGGTTGGCATCATTCAGAAGAATCTAGAATAAAAATATCTAAAGCTAGTAAAGGAAGAAAGGCTTCTAAAAAGCAAATAGAATCTTCTAGATTACGATTTTTGGGAAAGAAATTATTTAAAGTTCATGTAAAGAATTTAAAGAAAGCTTGGAAAAGACGTAAAGCACGAGGAGATGTTCCCTATTGGACAGGTAAGAAACGATCTAAGAAAACAAATTTAAAAATTGCTAAAAAGTTAAAGGGACGAAAGATCCCTAAATCTATTGTAAGAAAATGGGTTAAAACTAGAATGGAAAATGGATATATACATTCTGAAGAAACTAAATCTAAAATGTCAAAATCTCAAACAGGCAAAAAGATTTCTAAGAAAGCTAGACTAAAATCTAGTATTTCACATAAAAAATATTGGGCTAAAGTTAGACGTTTAAAAGCTAGAGGAAATTAATATGAAAATTAAATGGGAAGATGGCAATGTAACAAATGAATCTGTGGATTCTCTTGAGTTCATTAATGATCCTGCAAATTTAGTATATGTATATTGGGACGAAGGTCCTTTAAAAGATCGAGATACTGCAGGGGGTTATTATTTTTCTGATTTGAAACGTCACGAAGAACCTAAAGAAATTAATGCAGAAGGAAATCCCCCACCCCCAGATACAAGTATTGTTCCTCCCCATAATCCAGGACCAGGGCATGTATGTCCCGATTGTAAAGATTGGCATACTAAACATGCAGATCTAAGATCTAATTATGATGCTCTCCTAAAAGATTTAAAAGATGAGAGACAGGAAGCATATGATAAATCTGATCATGTTTGGGTAACTAGACTAGATCAAAAGATTCAAGATATGGAAAAAGCTATCTCTGAAAAGTTTCCTAGTGAGAAACAATCTGCTCAATTAGAGCATCATGATCCTATCGGTCATGGAATGGGAGATTTGTACATCCTTCCCAATTCTCCTGAAGAAGCTCAAAAAATTATTAAATTTGTAGAAGATTGTGGTAGGGCTGCTACTTGGTCTACAGCTAATGTAGAAGGGCATAAATGGTATGGAAAGAGATTTATTGAGGTTCCTTTTGGGATGGACATAGAAAAAGATATGCGAGAACATTTTGCAAATACTCCTCTTCATACAAGGCCAGTTGAGGAGATTATGTCTAGTAAGCAAGCTAATTTTGATGGCAAGTGTGATATGTGCAAAGGGCCAGTTTGTGAACGATGCAATCAATGCCATAAGTGTGTTCAGATAAATGGGTCAATGAAAAAGGAATGTGGAGCACAGAACGATTCCGAGGGCTTGGTCGTGCTAGATCACACTCCTGCAAGAGCTAATACTTCTGCAGATGAAATTGGAAAAGACACACACGATGAATTCCAGGACGAGTGGGCAGAGCCAGCACGAGATATTGAATCAGCTAAAAGTATCCCAGGATCATTGTTTAATGCAGAGACAGCTCCTGCTGTTGTTGAGCAATTAAAAAGTGGAATTAAAGCCCCCTATGTTAATGCCCAAGTAGCTGCTCTTGGTGGACCTGAAAATGTTTCTGTTATATTCACCGTTTCTGCAGATCCTAAAGAATCTTGGTCTAATGGTATTTTAGAGAACTCTCGTTATGGAAAATTCTATCTGCATAACGATGGAGAAGTTGAACAGTTTTCAGGTGGATTTGCTGGATGGAAACAACCCAATCGGGCAGTGAGAAGTCGAAATGTTAAGAGTGTTGATCAATTAATTCAAGTTATCAATAATCATATTGCTCAAGTTCAAGCTACTCCTAAAGCAGCTTCTCTTAAAAACCCCCATGCTTGTGATGCAGGATTGGGATTGCTGAAGAATGCAATAAAAATTAACGTCTTCAATAAGATCTGGGAAGCAATTCCCGTAACTAATAAAGAAGGCAAGCTATCATATGAGATTAGTGATGGTAAAAATAAAATTCTAGCTATTTCTCCTCTTAATGGTAAAGAGATGAATGCAGAGCATCTAAAGTGGGCTGCAGAAAGAGAACTTACAAGTAATTATAAAAAGGCTACTTTGATTGAAAAGGTTGCTTTCCTACCAGAAGGAACAAAGGGTTATGTATTGGCTCAGGATAAGGCTAAGAAGCGCATCAAGATAGCCTTCCTTGAGCAAAATGTTAGAGCTTGGATTCCAGAAGCTAAAGTTAAAATTGGTGCCCTAGAACCTCAAGAGGTGAAGCATGGGGATCATTTTGATTATATATTAGGTCAAACAGCTAAAGAGACTCTATTGGATTGTGGTGAAGGTAATCCTATGTGGGTTAATTCAGCTGGACTTTTAGATGCAAATCGTCCTCCAGCTACTCCTGAAAGTTTAAATGAGATTGAATCAGCTAAAGTTGAGAAGCCCTCTTATAAATGTCCTATCTGTGAGAAATCTACTTATTTTAAATCTGCAGAAGGCTATAGACCTTTTTGTTCAGAAGAATGTGCAAAAAAAGGAACTGGCACAAGAGAAGCATCCGAAAAAGGTAGAAAGCCCTCTAGTTTAGTGCATAAAGAGAAAGTAGATGAATTGAAACAAAAGGATGAAGAGTCTTCATGGCCTTTATGCTCTGTTAAAGGATGTAATAATAAAGCTGATAGTGTTTCTAATGGAAAACGTTATTGTTATACACATAGCTGGGGCAAAAAAGATTTAAAAGAGGCAGCTCAGGATTGCCCCGATTGTCATGGAACTTTTACAGGTAAAGAGAATGAGAAATGTCCTACATGTGGAAGATTCAGTGTAAAAGAGGCTCTTAAGACTGCTCTTCCTCCAGTTCTTCCTAATCAACGTGGCTATTTAGATAATCCACCTCCTGTTGAAAAGAAAGCTGATGGTGAAGTGTTATCTGCTGAAGGTTTGGATATGTATGCTAATAATACCAGTGAACTTTATCCAGCTAAATTACAAATTATAGATCAGATTAAAGAGATGCTTGCTAATAATTCTTATGATAGAAATAAAGAATTAGTAAGGGAAATGTGGTACAATTGGTTTGTTGATGCAGCTCGAAGATATGTTAAAGAATTTCCTGAAGATGCCCAACCTACTAATGATACTATTTCAGATGCAGCTTTTGAGATTGAGCCTTATGAAAAAGAGAAGGTAGAACGAGGTGAATATGATAAAGAACCCTCTTCTAAATTTGATATTAATAAACTTCCTACAGTAAATATGGAAGAGGAAAAAGATAAAATTATTGACTTATTAAATAAAGAGCAAGATCCAGAAAAAAGACAAAAACTTCAGCAGAGATATAAACATCTTTCTATGGGAAGTTTGAAATCTGCTAGTGGTGAATGCTCTGCAGGACATATTACTTGGGGGCCTAATGGCTACCAGTGTCTTAATTGTGGTGCTGAAGGAGAACATTCTTGGGATATTAAACATGATCCAAAGAAGAATCCTCAGCTAAAAGCTTCATTGAATAAGGTTGCTATTATTGTAGAAGAGAATGGTAAATGGTGTGTTCGATCTCCAAAGAATAAAAATTGGAATGGTGGTTGTTATAAATCAAGAGCAGCTGCTGAAAAGAGATTAGCTGAAGTAGAGCGAATAAAGCATATGAAAGGTGCTTCATTAAGACCTTTCAGTAAGAAAGAAGCTGCAGCTACCCAGGTAACGGATGATACAACGGTTACTACAACTACTTCACCCGCTTCCCCTGCATCTCCAGCAACCCCAGCAGTAACAACGGATTCTCCTAGCACTACTTCAGATGATGCATCTCCCAGTTGTGCTCTTTGTGGGGGAATGGTTTTTGCTGATTACGCGCAGTATCAGCAGCATATGGAATATACTCATGCCTCTGACACCATGCCAACGTCTCCTTCGCAAAAGAATCTTCCTACAATAGCTGCAAGTAAAAAGACTGCAGCAGAGGTAATGACTGATCCTTATGCTAGTTTGATGACTCATGTAGAAAATATGAAAAGTAGGATGGCAGAAGTTTCTGAAAGATTACAAAATGTTCCATTACCCAAACAAGCAGATGCAGAAATAATTAAAGATGAACAAACTCCAGCACAAATTTTAGAAGATATTGAAATGGCAATTGCTTTGGTTGAAACTAAATTAGGTGGAGAGGATATTGATCCTGAATTGCATGATTCTATTGAGTCATTAGAAAATGAATTGTTCTCGTTAGAAACTAAATTAGGTATTACAAAAGATCTTCCAACAGAAGAGGCTAAAGAGCCCGAACATGAGGAGGTCATAAAAGAACGTGATGAGGTTAAGAAAGAAGCTCAGACTGTGGCAGACGAAACTGCTGTTACTACCCCAGTTATTCAAAATGTTCAGCCAACAGATGATGATAATTTAGATATTCCTACACAGATGCCTACTGCTCCCACACCCCCTGGAACTCATTGGCAATGGGATGCAGCTAATGGTAAATTTGTGGTCATGACAGACCCAGGTCAGCCAGGGAAAAACATCTAATGATTCCAATCTTTTTAACTTGGCATCTTATTGGTGTAGCCCAGTGGTGCCAAATAGATGTTAAGGAACAGTCTATTCAATGTAATTATGAGAGTAAGATTGACTGTGAATCTTATGCTTATAATAATGAGATATGTATAGAACGAGTATCTTTAAAATGAATATACCTAAAAAAGTAACAAATTTAATCGGTACAATATTTAATAGATTGACGGTTGTAGAATTTATTGGTATTAATAAGAATAGAGCATCATTATGGAAGTGTAAATGCATTGATGGAAATGAGGTAATTGTTTCGCGTAGTAATCTTCAAAATGGTCATACACAATCGTGTGGATGTTTACGTAAAACTAAACCTAAAAATCCTATATGTAAAAGAGGGCATAATAAAGATATAGTTGGAAGAACAAAACAAGGTAATTGTATGGAATGTTTATTGGAATATAACCGACAATTTTGTTGTGATATTTCCAGTGGTAAAAAGACTTTAAAGGCTAAGCCACAATTATGTATTAAAGGACACGATACATTTATTTGTGGAAGAAATAAATATGGACGTTGCAAAGATTGTATAAATGAGAATAAGAAAATATATTATATAGAACATAAAGATGAAATAGATGCGAAGCACAGAATATGGGTAGAAACGCACAAAGATATAATACAAAAATGGGTAGAAGAACATAAAGAAGAACGAGATGCATACCACCAGCAATATAGAATTGAACATGCAGATAGAGTTTTACTAAGTAGATGCACCTATTATGACAAGAATAGAGATGCTATTATAGCCTATGCCAAACAATATAATAAAGATCATCCAGAAGTTCATAGACTTAATAAATTAAAATCTCATGCAAAACGGAAATTAAGAATAGTATCTTGGGGTCAACAAGGCATTTTTGATTTTTATTCAAATTGTCCTGACTCAGTAGCAGTAGATCATATAATACCCCTATGCGGTAAATTAGTATCAGGTCTTCATGTTAGTTGGAATTTACAGTATTTAACTAAATCTGAAAATAGTAAAAAACATAATAAATGCAATCTGTTAGAAGCATCAGAATGGTATGGTAAAATTTTAGAAGAAGCAGGATTGAAATAATATGAAATTTTCTAAGAAAGCTGATTTGAAAGAATACTCTAATGAGGCCACAAAAGGCATCAATGATTTTATTATACAACATCCAAAAGTAATGGAAGTAGTTATTGATGCTGCTAAAAGAGCTACAGATGAGAAAAGTTTTACAGATTGGTTGCAAGAAGTTTTGACGGGAGAAGGGATGGAAGAAGGAGTTAGAAAAGAAGTTAAATGGGAAGAATTGGGTTGGGCTTGGTTTAATACTGTAAATCGTGAAACAACAGAACCTACTTCTACAGATGTTATTGAAAAATTACCTACCTTAGATAAACCTAAAAAGATAGATGAGCTATTAGAACAGCTATCTATTGAGACTGATCCTACCAAAAAAGAACAAATCAAACAGCATATTGAACGGATTAAACGAGGTTCATTGAAACAAGCAGATGAACTTGGGGAACCTATTACTCCTCTTCAACCTGCTGAAGATAGAGGATCTAAACAAATTTCTAAATATGATCCAGAGTACTCCTTCCTAGTGCGTTTAGTTAAGCTTCTTGCAAAAGAGATTCCTGAAGCTATCCCCGAAATCAAAGCCCTTTCATCTTCCCAACCTTTTTTTACGGTGGACGATGTAGGGGATCTTACTGCTAAAATTTGGACTCTTGCTACAACTAAATATGGTATTCCAAGAGAATGGCTTATCTCAAAACTTCCAGAAAAGAAAACTAAGACGGCTGATTTATGGCCAGCACAAGAGCAAGCTGGTGACATGCTTAGTCATGATCATAATTCTCTTTCGTATAATCCCCTACAAGAAGCTGATACTTCTGTTAGTGGTTCCAATCCTCAAGATGTAGCTAATGAAGATCCCCTATGGAATATTGTAGTAAATGAATTCTTTACAGCTCATAAGAGATGGTCTGAAGTAGTTAAAGCTATTCGATTAGCACATCACGAAGTTACTGATTCAGTAATATTGTCACTTAAAGATCGAGTAAAGAAATCTCTTGATAATCAGATGGGTATAGTTGGGAGTAAGAAGGTAGCAGATCTTGTCAAAAAATATTATACTAAAGAACAATGGCCTTATGCTATTTATCCTAAAGAGAAATTTAAATGGATGGGTAGTGAGTCTGATATTAAAAATTATCTTCTTTCGCAATCAGATATTATTTCCTATTTTAAACAAAAAGGTATAAAATTGAAAGATTTATTATCTCAAGTTAGAATTAAATTTGAGGAGGGATCACAACAAACAGAAGGAAATAGAATAACTATTTCTCCTATGTCTTTTGATAATCCTGATGAAACAACTTTAAAAGCAGTTATAATTCATGAATTAGATCATTTTTTACAATCGAAAGTTTGGGAAGATCCAGGATTTTACAGAGGAGGAGTTCCTTATCAAGAAAATCCTAATGAAATGGCTTCTTATATAAGTGAAGTAAAATATCTTAAAGATCAAGGTTATTCATTTGATGCTGTGTGGGATTATTTAAAGATATCATTATCTGGAAATCCTAATGTAAAAAAACAGTTAGAACAAATTTATAAATTAGTAGACAAGATAGATCCTCAAAATATTCCAGAGTATGTCCCATCTTTTATTATTGATCCAATTGAACCGCGATCTTCTTTAAAAACTTCTAAACGTCATCTCAATATGGATCAAGTAATTAAGATATTGGATTCTAAAGAAAATAAGGTAGATCATATTGATTTCACGGATAACAGTTTAACATTGACTAACGGAGAAAAGATTTCCTTCGATGAGGCTACTAGTCGGGCAATTTCATTAAGTAAGAAAGCTTCTAATTATGAACAATATTGTGACTTTGGATCTAATTCAATTGGAAAGTTTTTAAAAGAACATTTGGAGTTAGATAATGAATTATTTTATGAATATTGCACAGTTCATAATAAAGCAGATAGAGATTCTGGAGAATTGCAAGACATTTCAATGTCTGAAGTAGAACGATTAGCAAATGAGTTTCAATTGGATAAAGAAGGAGTATTTAGTGGTGCAGAATTTAGTACAGATGCAGTTGGAGTTAATCCTTCAATGGATAGTGGCCCATGGGCATCACCCGAAGATCACGGAGCTAAAGACCAGCAGCAGCCCTTTCCAAACACAGGATGGCTACCTGCAGATGATGAGAATAAAGATGAGCAACCTTATTCAAATATTGCTTCAAGTAAGAAATTCTCTAAGAAAGAATTACATAAACAAGCTAGAGAAAATGCTGCTTGGGTAGATCCAAATGGTAAGATTTATCAATTAAAAGGTGGAGAAGATATCTATCCGACTCATGGTGGGTGGGTTTATTCTCATGTTAATTTATTAAGAAAAGATTATGGTATTAGAATTCCCAATTTTGGGTCAAATCGAAATGCTATTAATGAGCATTATTCGGAACTAGTAGATCCCTTGATTGAATCGGGATGGTCCAGAATTGGCGATATCATGGCTCCAGGAGCATCTTATGGAGTTGAAGTTCAAAATATACAAAAAATTAATCCTGTTATATTTGATTATCTTTTACAACATGGTGGTGATCCAGATGCTCAGATTACTTTTGAAGAGCATGGTGGTCCTTATGTGCATGTTTTGTATGATGACTTAATTGGTAAAGGGCAACGAGCTGTTAATAGAGCCTTAAGACAATCAGTAACAGCAAAACGTCATCTCAATATGGATCAAGTAATTAAGATATTGGATTCTAAAGAAAA